CGGCGCAGGCGCTCCCGGATGGCCCAGGCTTCATCTTCGACATTATTGCGCCCACGGCCTAACAGTTGATCGGCTGAAATTCCGAACAATTCGCACATTTTCAGAATGCTTTCTTGATCCGGTTCAGCTTTCCCAAGTTCCCATTTCGATATGGCTTGTGCTGATACGCCGAGCGCCTTTCCAAGTTCTGATTGGTACATCCCTACCCTTTCCCGGTGGAAGCGGATATTCTCAGCAAGCGACATCGAATCACCCCTTTTTCTTTCATTATACAACTGTTAGTTGTTTGGTGCAAACGAAAAAAAGTTGTAATTTTAGTTAAAAAACAGTTGACATACAACTAAAGGTTGTGCTATAATAAACCAGAAGTTGTAAGAAGGGAGGTTCAAGGGTTGGGATACAATATTTTTACCCTTAGAAACAACTTAAGGTTGACCCAAGAGGAATTGGCCCAGAAATGCGGTGTTACACAACAATTTATCCAGATGCTTGAAAATGGAAAGAAAAATCCGAGTGTAAGCACCTTGAAGAAGCTGGCTTCCGCGCTGGGCGTGACCGTGGATGAACTGATTGGAAAGGCGGGGTAAGGATTGAAAGCACCGGGGAAAGGGGAATACAGGAGCGCGGTTTACACGAACCGCCCGGATTATGCAGACTTTGAAGCGCCTGCAAAATTCGCATCCATTATGAGCATCATTGCAAAACGGCTGACGGAACACCCAAACGCAATCTGTTCCTATTCAGGCGGATCAGATAGCGACATCATGATCGATCTGGTTGAGCGCACACGGAAAGCGTTTGAACTGCCGCCCATCAAATATGTGTTCTTCAATACAGGGCTTGAAATGAAAGCCACGAAAGACCATGTAAAGGCCACGGCTGAAACGTATGGGGTAGAGATTGAAACAGTAAGACCGAAAATCAACATTGTACAGGCTTCTCGGAAATACGGCATCCCGTTTGTATCCAAGATCATGAGCGCGGGCTTGCATGAATGGCAGAAAAAAGGCGTTCCGCTGACAATTGCTGATGAATACAACGAAGCGGAGGACAAGGCAGCCAAACGAAAGGAACTGAAAGAACGGTATCCGCATTGCGAAAGCGTGATTAACTTCCTGTGCTGCTGCAACAGCGCCGGGGAACCGAGACCGAACATCCAGCTTGTAATCAATTCTTCAAAGTACATGCTGGACTTCATCAAGGAAAATCCGCCTTGCTTCCAGGTGAGCGCCGATTGCTGCACCTACTGCAAAAAGAACATCGCCCACAAGATTCAAAAAGGCTACGAAATGGTTATCACGGGCGAGCGCCGGGACGAAGGCGGCATGAGAAGTGTACCGCGCAAGGGTGAAGAAAACAAGAGCCTTTGCTTCGGAGAGACAGCAAGCGGACAATACAGGCTCCGGCCCCTGTACTATGTATCGGATGCAGACAAAGCATGGTACAAAGAGCACTACAATATCCGGTATTCCGATGCTTATGAAGTGTACGGCCTGACCCGGACGGGGTGCTGTGGGTGTCCGATCAGCTATAAGGCCGTTGAGGATTTGAAACTGATTGAACCGCATGAGCCGAACGTTGTAAAAGCCGCATGGGCCATATTCGGGGATAGCTACAGATACAGGCAGCAATACAACGAATATAAAGCGCGGAAAAACGCAGAAAAGACGGGCAAACAAATCAGCATTTCGGAGGTGTTGAATGGACAAGCTGCTGACCCCGGATGATGTGGCGGCAATCCTGCAGGTGAGCCGCCGGACAGCCTACCGCATCATGCACCAGATGCCGCACATGGAAACCCCGTTCAGGGTAGCGGAAACCGGGCTTAGGGCGTGGATAGCGGGGCGCACAGTAGCCCCGGCAACAGAGAGCAAGGGCATAGCAAAAGCCCGCCAGAGGGCCGCGAAAATCCCGATGGTGGGCGAAGCGTACAAGATACCGAGGAGGAGGGCGTAACAATGGAATTGCTGATAGCGTTCGTGGTTGGGTGCCTGGTGCTGATGGCGCTGGCAGAAAATCCCCGGTTGGAAGACCTGAGCGACAAGGAACTGATCAACCGCATGGCGGACAAGAGCCGCAAGGGCTGGGGAAAGCCGAAGCGGATGAAGTACGTGAAAGCGGGGTGGAGGCCGTGATTCAAAGGATAGCGGAAGCACTTCTGCTGAGCGTGAAGCAATCGCCCATCCTGCTGCTGGGGTTCGTCGGCGGGGTAATGTGGGCGCGGGCGATGCACCGGAAACTGACACAAAAATAGCGCCCGGCGCTGGGGTTGAGCGCGGGGCGCATGGGGAAAAGGATTTGCAAGGGCGCTTTGGAAAAAGCACATCATGATTATAACTGAATAGGAGCGAAAAGTCAATGGATATGAATGCGATCTTTGCGGAGTATGAAACCCGCCGCGATACAGGGGACAAGGAAACGGCTGAGCTGATCGGGGATGTGTACACGGTACTGGACATGCTGGACAGCGGCGCGGACGCGGAAGAAAACCGGGATTTCTTTGAGAAAACCTATTACGGCATGTGCGACGCCGCCTGGAAGGTTGAGAAACTCAACCACGGCAAGCTGTTTGAAATCCGCATGGCCTGTGAAGATGCGCTGGTGGGAGCCGGAATCCTGGAAGGTGACGAAGAACCGGAGGAGGCCGACGAGTACGATAGCGAAACCAACTGGGACGAGTGGATGGCCGATCAGCGGTACGATATGTATCGCGACATGGAATTGACCATGAGATATGAAAGGTAAGGAGGGCTCAAGTAATGGAAAACATGAAACTGTACGAAGCGGCGCGTGTGGTTCCTCAGGAAGCGCTAAAAACCATTCAGGCCGGGCGGTTGAAGGGCATGAGCGATATAAACCCGATGTTCCGTATCAAGCGCCTGACGGAAATGTTCGGGCCGTGCGGCGTGGGCTGGTGGTATGAGATCACCCGAAAGGAAATCACCTTCGATGAGATCACGAACCAGAAATGCGCTTTCGTGGATATTAACCTGTACTACACCGACCCGGAAACAGGCCATGACAGCCACGCAATCCCCGGCACGGGCGGCGCTTCCTTCGTTGCCACCGAGCGAAACGGCCCTTACATGAGCGACGAATGTTACAAAATGGCGTTGACTGATGCGATTTCCGTAGCCGCTAAGGCGCTGGGCGTAGCCGCTGATGTGTATTACAAGAATGATCGTTCCAAGTACACCAAGGACACGCTGGAAACCGAACAGCCGCCCGCTGATGGTTTACAGCCTGGCAAAAAGATGAACCTGCCCCCGGCTGGGAGTTGGAACCCGATGAACGCGGCTACAATCTGGTGCAAAAACAACGGCGTGAAGATTTCCGACCTGAATAACATGCGGAACGCCCTGATTGCGGGCGGTATTATTCCCAGTATTGATGTGAACGAACTCACCCCGGAACAGTTCGACCAGTTAATTAGCGCCGTGAAAGCGAACTACTCCGACCAGTTGAGGATAAGCGCATGAACGGCAAGCTAAAAGACCTGACCCGGAACATGGACGGCACCTGGAACCTGACAGTCACCGTAACTGGTGACTGCCGGGCCATCTGGGACAAGTACCGGGAAAAAGAAATTGACCTTGAAGTCAAGCAGCACCGCAACAAACGAAGCCTTGACGCGAACGGCTATGCGTGGGCGCTGATGGATAAAATCGCCGCCCGGATGCACATTGACAAGGTGGATGTTTACCGTGAAGCGATCAAGAGCATTGGCGGCGTGAGCGAAACGGTATGCGTACAGGATAAAGCAGTTGACAGACTCCGGCAGGGCTGGGAACAGAACGGCATCGGCTGGCAGACAGACACCATGCCAAGCAAGCTGAAGGGCTGTACAAACGTTATCCTGTACTACGGGAGCAGCACCTACGACACACAGCAAATGAGCCTGTTGATTGATCACATCGTTCAGGACGCGAAAGCGTTAGGGATTGAAACCATGACACCCGCTGAGTTGGAGGCGCTGAAAATCGCATGAGCAAAAGCATCATGCAGGAAGAAAAAGAATGCTTTGTGACCGGGGCTGTGAATTGCCTTGATAAGCACCACGTTTATCACGGCCCCCGGCGCAAGGCGGCAGACAAATGGGGCTGCTGGGTGTGGCTGAATCACGATGTACACATGGACTTACACCAGCGCAATACAGCCCTTGACAGGACGCTGAAAAGGGCTTGCCAGCGGAGATTTGAGGAACTATACGGGCATGACAAGTTTATGACCGTGTTCGGGAAAAGCTATTTTGAGGATTGAGCATGAACAAAATCATCCTGATTGGAAATTTGACCAAAGACCCGGAATTGAGGACAACTCAGGCCGGGGACACGGTATGCACCTTCACCATTGCCGTGAACCGCAGGAAAAGCAATAATGCCCAGGCGGGCCAGCCGGAAGCTGATTTCTTCCGCGTGAACGCATGGCGGCAGCTTGGCGAGAATTGCGCCCGGTATCTGGCAAAAGGCCGGAAGGTGTACGTCAGCGGCCCGGTACAGTGCAGAACGTACACCGGGCAGGACGGGCAGACGCGGGCCAGTATGGAGGTCACGGCGGGGGAGGTAGAATTCATTTCCCCCAGCCAGCAAACCGCGCAGGAACAGCCCAAGAGTGCACCAGCGCCGCAGTACAACGGGCCGCAAAATAACGGCGGGTTCACGCAGGTGGACGAAGAAGAATTACCTTTCTGATAAGGAGCAACCCTTATGAATGATTGGTTCAAAGCCCGGAATATTTGGGGGGCGGCAATTCTATCTTTATCAGATGCGGAAGCGGGACGGCTTGCGAAAGCGTTGTGGACGTACACCATGACGGGTGAGCAGCAGAATCTTTCCGGGGCTGAAAAAGGGATATTTGCCATGATGCTGATGACGCTGGGCCAAGACGAACAGGCAAACGCCGACATTTCAAAAAAGAGGGCGCTTGCGGGTTCGATGGGTGGAAAGCAAAAACAAGCAAACAGTAGCAAATGCTATCAAAACAAGCAAATGATAGCAAATGGAGCAAATGCTACCAATAAGAATAAGAATAAAGAAGAAGATAAAGATAATACGCGCACGCGCGAGGATATGCCCTTCGGACTGACGGATGATGATATTCAGGCTTCGCTTGATCGTGACCAGCAGATTGAGGACGCGGCAAAGGCGGCGGGGCTGAATACATCCGAAACGGCGATGCTCAAAGCAAGGGACTACGCTTCACAGTATGGGCTTGAAAAGCTGCTGGACGCGATCAAGGAAACGCCGCTGAAAGCGAATAGGCCATCTTGGGCGTATGTGGAAGGAATACTCAAAGGAAACGGGGTGAGACCGAATGACAATCACGGAGATCATGGAACGGATTCGGCAGGAACACGGCGTGGAAAGTACAGCTTCCTCTTTGACGGAAACCAAGCAGTATAAATGCGAAACCTGCCTTGATACGGGCTGGGTACGGTTTGAAAAGGATGGGTATACCTTCTGCCGGGAATGCGAGTGCGTGAAAGCACGAAAGGCCGAAGCGCTGATGAAAAAAAGCGGGCTGGCTGGTGTGCTGGCTGAACAGACTTTCGACAGCTTCACGGTATCCAACAGCGTACAGAACACCATGAAGGTGATGGGGAAAAACTACCTAAACGCGCTGTTCTCCGTTCCTTCTGATTCATCCCGGAAACCGTGGCTGTACATCGGCGGGAACCCCGGATGCGGGAAAACGCATATCTGTACCGCCATTTGCGGCGAACTGCTGAAAAACAACGTGGAAGTGGTTTACATGCAATGGCTGGATGAAGTGCGGCGGCTGAAAGCGTATGTGAATGACCCGGACTTTGAAAACATGGTAGACAAGTACACTGATTGCACTGTGCTGTACATTGACGATCTGTTCAAGCAAACCTACCACGGAACGCCCATCCTGACGGATGCGGATGTGAAAATAGCGTTCACTATCTTCAATGCCCGGTATCTGGAAAGCAAGCCGACGATTATATCCAGCGAGTGGGATTTGGAAACGCTGCTGGAAGCTGACGAGGGCGTGTTCAGCCGGGTATACGAACGGTGCAAGGGCTATACGTTCAGCGTCCCGCGAGATGTGAAGTATAACTACCGCCTTGCAAGGCTGAAAGGGGCAACGGCATGATTAAACAGATTGATGAAATACCCATGAATACCGCGCAACGGCGGGAAAGCTACCGGGATAGAATCAGGAGTGACATTACGGAGGCAATGGAAAAAGGAATCGGGAAGTTCGAGTTTGTAGGCGATTATAACTTCAAATACCTTGCAAACTATGCGCGGGAAGAAGCTGATAGGATGTTCCACAGGCGTTTCAAGGATTTAGTATTGCCGCATTATCCAGAATGGAAAGAACGGTTCCAGACTAAGTATATCTTCCTGCATGAATGGGATTTCAGGAAATACAATCCAGTCAAAATCAGATGCATCAATGATGAAAAGCAAGGAAAGCGCGTTTTCTGCGAGATTGTGCCGTTTGATGAAAGCGGAATCCTGAAAGAATGCGAAGCAATTCTGGAAAAACAGAAGCGCGAACGAGAACAGGATGATGAACCATGAAATGCGAACTTTACAACGATTCATTCCAGAACTGGAAGTCATACCCGATTCAGAAAGCGCAGCTTATCATTGCCGATATTCCCTATAACCTGGGCGATGCCGCGTATGGTTCCAATCCGATGTGGTATGTGGGCGGGGATAACAAGAACGGCGAAAGCGACAAGGCGAAAAGTACCTTCTTCACTTCGGACGGGTATTTCAGGATTGCGGAGTATTTCATGTTCTGCTCCAGGCTGATGAAGCCCGAACCGAAGCAGGGCAAGGGCGGCGCTCCGTGCATGATCGTGTTCTGCGCCTACCAACAGCAAGGCGACGTGATCCGTTGGGCCGCTGATGCGGGATTCGGGAAATATATTCCGCTAGTGTTCATCAAGAACTATTCGCCGCAAGTGCTGAAAGCGAACATGAAGATCGTGGGAGCGACGGAACATGCGCTGGTGCTTTACCGGGACAGGTTGCCGAAGTTCAACAACGACGGGCAGATGATTTTCAACTGGATGCCGTGGACGCGGGACGGAAAGGATATTCCGAAAATCCACCCGACACAAAAGCCCGTTTCCCTGCTGAAAAAGCTGATTGGCATTTTTACCGATGTGGGGGATGTGGTGATCGACCCGGTAGCTGGCAGCGGTTCCACGTTGCGGGCGGCGGCTGAAATGCGGCGCAACGCTTACGGCTTTGAGATCGACCGGAAGTTCTATCTGGAAGCAACAGAAAGGATGCTGAACCCGGAAATCTTACAGCAGTCCACCGTCGATGATATTTTCATCGAAGCGCGGAAGGTTGAACAAATGACGCTGGCGGGGGTGATAGCATGAACCAAATCCCCACCGAAGCCCAGGAGCAGACCACCCTTTTCCAGTGGGCGGGTATGATGACCGGGAAATGGCCTGAACTGCGATTGATGAAAGGAGTATAAAAGTGCGTGGTTGCAACCTAACAGGGAAACGGTTTGGACGTCTTACAGTATTACGCCGTGATGACGAAAAAACCAATAAGCATGATACTTATTGGCTATGTAGGTGTGATTGCGGGAAGGAAAAATCAGTAACCAATGGGCATTTAACTTCTGGATCAGTTTCAAGCTGCGGATGCTTAAAAAGGGAAGAATCAATCATACATTTAAAAAAGGCTTCCAATGTGCTTACAAAGCATGGGAAATGCGGATCACACTTATACACGGTATGGAATGTTATGCGGCAAAGGTGCAATAACCCGAAAAATCCAAGTTATAATTGGTACGGCGGCAAAGGAGTAAAAGTTTATAGCGGTTGGGACGATTTTGCGGAATTTGAAAAATGGGCATTGGAAAACGGATATGAATATTTAGAGAATGTTCCAAGAAATATGATGCTGTCAATAGATAGGATTGATAGCGATGGAGATTATTGCCCGCAGAATTGCAGATGGATTACAATTCATGAAAATTCGGTAAGGGCGTTGGAAAAGAGGTATAAAAATGCCAAACGTACCAACAGAAGCACAAGAGCAGGCAGCATTATTTCAATGGATTGCGTATAAGGCGAAACAGTATCCAGAATTACAATACTGTTATCACATCCCCAATGGCGGGAGCAGGAACCCCATAGAAGCGCGGCACCTGAAAGAACAGGGCGTGAAAGCGGGCATACCTGATATATTCCTGCCATGTGCGCGGGGCGGCTGGCATGGGCTGTACATCGAAATGAAGCGCCGGAAGGGCGGCAGGGTAAGCATTGAACAGAAAAAAGCGATCATTGCATTGCGTGAACAAGGCTATTGCGTGGAAATATGCAATGGCTGGGAGGAAGCGCGGAACGTGATCACGGCGTACATGGAGGCGGACGTGTGAATAACCCATGTAAGGATTGCCCCGACCGCGTGATCGGGTGCCATATCCATTGCGAGCGGCACGCGGCATGGAAGATGGAACACGAAAAAGCGAAAGCGGTACACAAAGAGCAATTGCGGGAAATAGACACGATCTGCCGGGAAACGTACAGGATGCAGAGAAGGAGGAAGCGTTGAAAACAATCAGGGCATATATCACGCTGAAAAGCGGCGAGTTAATCTCCCGGCTGTTCAATTCGTGGCAGGATGTAGGCGCATGGATAGATCGGCACCACGATCACATGAAACGGATTGACGCGGAACTGATAGCAACGAACGAAATCAGGCAAGGGAAGGAATAGGAGGGCAAAGACAATGGATAACCTGAAAAACTGCCCCTTCTGCGGGGCTGAGGCCGTGATGGATACGTTCACAACGGCAATGGAAAAGAAACCGAGATTCCGGGTGCGGTGTACGAATTGCCCGTGTGATCTGGGCTGGGATTATTGGAGCGTGGAAGAAGCGCGGGATGCGTGGAACAAGCGGACGGAGGGCAAAGACAATGTCAGGGTGATGACGTATGATGAAATGATGAAAGCCGAGATTTGCTTTCTTGAGGTAAAGGGAATTAAGGAAATCGATCCTTTCATCCGCTTTGAAGTGGATGGCAAATCTTATTGGAGTTCGCCATACACAAATAATAAAGAAAATCCCTTTGAACTGTTGGCAGAACAAGAGGAATACTCAATAAACGCCCGCTGCTGGACTTCCCGGCCCACGGACGAACAGAGGAAGGCGGTGAAGTGGGATTAACCGCCGAAGGAGGGAATAGGCAAATGCACATCTACCGATACGCAACCCTGATGCGCCCCCCTGGGCCGGGCGCTGTACCGAGGCGGGGATTGCTACAGGTGAAAAACGTACACCAATACGCGCCGTCAGGGCATAAGTCATGGGGCTGGGCTGAGTATAACAGGCCGCTGACGGATGAAGAAATCAGCGAATACGAACTTGAATTTATCGCCGTTACGGTGATAAACGATGGAAAGGACGAACCATGAACATCAACATGTACCAGCAGTTAGCCGCCCGGACGATAAACCCGGAACTAACGCAGATTGAGACCATCCTTCACGCCCTGCACGGCATGAGCGCGGAAGTGGGCGAGATACACAGCATCTACCAGAAATCCTATCAGGGGCATGAAGTGGATGAAAACGACCTGAAAGCCGAACTGGGTGATCTGCTTTGGTTCTGCGCTGAATACTGTACTGCCAAGGGGTGGGACATGGAGCAAGTGGCAAACATGAATATTGAAAAACTGCGGAAGCGGTATCCGAAAGGATTTTCCGAGGAACGCAGTTTGCACCGAGAAGAATAATCAGCGCTATAAGCGCGGCGGTTGGTTATCCTCCTTGCCCATTCTTCGCCAACCGCGCCACCCTCTGGCGGCATCCAGCAAAGGGCGGCTAATACGTTGGCGGTCTGAGATAAACCGCCCGGCGGGTTAAGAGCGGACAGCGAGCCGACACCCGCCGATATAGGGGCATAGCCAAATGGTAAAGGCATCCGGTTTTGACCCGGATATTGGCGGTTCAAATCCGTCTGCCCCTGCCAACTGCCGGGAGGTAGTAGTCCCCGGAAGTCCGCGCGAACCGTCCTGCAGCTTGCGGGGAACGCGAAAAGTAGTAGTATTAGCCCCTACCAAATGTTGTGCGAAAAAACGCGAAGCTGCGTACTTGGCAACGGGTGAACAATAATATTTCACTATTCGGATTCTATGGCTGGAACGCTCAAACAAATCAACTCCCCCACCCGTTGCGAATGCATCCCCGTTCAGGCGACCGACAAGCAGCAAGGCCGCACGGAGTAATTCACCGTGCCGCTGCGTGTGATGAAGACACGGCCCCCACCGGGAACCTGTTCGGGGATGCGGAAAGGAGAACCATGACAACAGCCGAAATTCTGCTGGCAATCGAGCAGGAGCGCATAAAAGCGGGCAAAACATTGCAGGAATGGGAGGATGAATGCGGCATAGCAAAATCAACCTATCAAGGGTGGCTATACCGCTACCGAACGCCCAACCTGGAAACGCTGATCCCGTTGCTGGATAAAATCGGGCTTGAGTTGATCGTGCGGAGGAAACAATGACGCTGAAAGAAATGATCGAACGGGAATGCAGATATCACGGCGCAATGAACGTTGACGGCACGGTAGATGATGATGTGGCCATCTACATCAATTACGATATGCTCCAACGCCACAAGCGCGAAATCACCAGCACCAAAGACGGCCTTTACATCGACAATACACGCGTGCTTATCAACCATCGGCTGGGCGGCAACATCGTGTATATATCGCTGGTATAGGAGGGGGACGATGGAAGAAAGAATCCTGATACACCGCCCGGAAAACCCGGCAAAGGCGTTTTTGTGCCGATACAAGTACCTTTGCATTCAGCAGGAATCTTTGCAGCGCTCCATCCAGGCCGCGCAGGACAGGGCGCTTTCCTGCACCGTGCGGCTGAAACCCATTCACACCCAGGGCGGCGGGGCTTATGACAGATTAGCGGAGGACGTGGCCGGGAAGCTGGACGCGGAGGAACAATTAGCCCTTGACCTGGGCGAAATCAGCAAAGCCCTTGCGGACATCCGCGCGGCCATCAACAGCCTGCAAAGCGAAGCGCAGAAAACTGTGTTGACATTGCGGTATATTGAGGGGCTGGATTGGCAGAAGGTAGCACAGCGGATGAATTACGAAATCAGCATGACATACATTCTTCACGGACGGGCGCTGCGGAATGTGGACAAGTGGATGCAGGAAAAAGATTGTAGTCCATTGTAGTTGTCAATGTGCTATAATGGCAGAGTAAAAGAGCGCGAACAGCGCCCTTTTTTCGTTTCAGGCAGCGCCGCACATTCATTTATTTGTTGGGGCGGCGGGGTCTCCCTTGCTGGTGGGGGCAAGGGCAAAATAACGCTTGGGAGGGCGCTATGGAATTGGAAATCGTGTACCTTGATCCGCACGACCTGACACCTTATAAAAACAACACGCGCAAGCATAGCCCGGAGGACATTGACCAGATCAAAGAAAGCATTCAGGCCGACGGGTTCAATGATCCGATTGGGATTTGGGGTGAAAAGAACCTGATTGTGGAGGGCCACGGGCGGCAGATTGCCGCTCTGGAAATGGGGCTGGACAAGGTGCCGTGCATCCGGCTGGATCACATGAACGAAACCCAGCGCCGGGACTACGCGATTAGGCATAACCGCACCGCTGAATTGAGCGGGTGGGATTTTGCCAAGCTGGAAGAAGAAATCGCCGCTCTGGAAATTGAGGGCGTGGATTTTAGCGGGTTGAAGTTTGAACTGGATGGGCTATCTGGGGGGGGGAGTTACCACGATTGACAACACTTCCAAAGAATACGGAGAGGAGGATTTCAGCGATGACAAATTTGAATGCGAATGCCCGCGCTGCGGCTTCAAGTTCAACCGCTGAACATCGTTTCCCGTGGAAGTGGTATCTATCTGACCTTGCCAAAGTGCAGAAAAACGGCCTGACCGTATTTTCCTGCTTTTCCTGCGGCGGCGGGTCCTCTATGGGCTATAAGCTGGCTGGATATGACGTGATCGGTAACGTGGAGATTGACCCGCGTGTAATGGAAGTATACCGGAAGAACAATCATCCGAAATACCCGTATTTGATGGATGTGCGGGACTTTCTGAAAATACCGGATGCGGACCTGCCGGAAGAACTTTTCCATCTGGATATTCTGGACGGTTCACCGCCCTGCTCTGTATTCAGCACAGCCGGAGAAAGGGAAAAAGGCTGGAACAAAGAAAAGGTTTTCCGGGAAGGACAGGCAAAACAAAAACTGGATGACCTGTTTTTCTATTTCATTCAGATTGCGGAAAAGTTGAAGCCCCGCGTAGTGATTGCGGAAAACGTGTCCGGCCTGCTGAAAGGCAATGCCAAGGGCTATGTGAATGAGATATTCAAAGCGTTTGAAGCGGCAGGATATACAACACAGCTATTCTTGCTGAATGCCGCGTTCATGGGAGTGCCGCAAAAGCGGGAGCGGTGCTTTTTCATTGCACAGC